TTGCCCCATGCCAACACTAAATAACAAATCAACCAGGAGGTTTGCTCCGAAGCAAAGGTCACAGAATACATTTTACTCTACTCCCAGATGGAAGAGGGTAAGGAAATTACAAAAGACAAAGCAGCCATTGTGCGAGGCTTGTTTAAAAAGGAATATTTATACAGATTGTTCCGATGGAAACAACAATGGTATTGCAGACCACGTTGTTAGAATACTCGATGGTGGTCATCCTTATGATGAAAGAAACCTTTTCACTCTTTGTAGAAACTGCCATGACATCAAATCCAACATGGAAGGAAGAGGTTACAGTCCAGCAAGAATGATTAGTGAAGATTATTATTATTTACCAGTTTCAAAAAATGATGTACTTTTACAAATAAATAGTAAATATGAAAACAAATAAATTAAAAGAATTGCAAGGAACATTAAAAACGAGTAGAATTAAAAATGTTCCCTCTCAACCCATAGAAAACAAGAATTTATTGGGTTTGAGTGAAACAGAGCAAGAAATTGTTCAATTAATGAAAACACATCTTGAAGAGGCAGATGCTTCACAAAAGGTGGATATTATGACTATTAACCTTACTGCAAGGTTATTGACAGTTTTAAACAAAGCTGCTGAAAATGTTTTGGCAAATAATGGAGTTATGACTTTTGCCAATGGCACTCAACAAGTTTCCCCGGAGTGGAGCATTTTTAAGCAAGGCATGGAAATGTATAATGATATGTCTGACAGACTTGGACTAGATCCTAAGTCAAGATTGAAATTAGAATATTTTTCGAGAATAGACAAAAAAGATGAAGACCCTATTATGAAATTAATAAAGAATGCGTAATGTTTGCACTAGAATCGGAAAATATTGGTCTTTACGCAAAATTAGCTATAGATAGGCATTATGATGACCTTAAAAAGTCAGAGTCTCCTAATTACCCATACTTTTATGACGAAAAAGCGGCTAACACCTATATTTCGTTTATGAAGGTATGTAGATTGACAAAAGGCGAATATGCAGGACTAAATGTAAACGTTATGCCATGGCAAGAGTTCTTTTGGTCAATGATATTCGGTTGGAAGAGAAAAATTGATAAGAAACGCAGATTTAGAAAAGTTTATCTTGAAATTGCAAGAAAAAATGCAAAGACGGAAACAGCAGCTTTAACTGCCGTTGCTAATTTTATCCTTGATGGAGAGAAGGGTGCAGAGATTTATACCGCAGCCACTACAAGAGATCAGGCAAGAATATGTTGGGATGCTGGTAAAGTTATACTTGAATACTTAAAAAAAGATTCTGTTGCAGTTAATAAGATGATTCAAGTCAGAGCGCACTCAATATATAGCACTACAAATAATTCCAAGATGATTCCAGTATCATCAGACGCAAAGACTTTGGATGGATTAAACCCTCATGTGGCTATAATTGACGAATTTCACGCTCATCCAGATTCATCGGTGTTAGAAATTATGGAAAGTGGTATTGGCTCAAGAACGCAACCCTTAATTTTAATTACCACTACTGCGGGTTTTAACAAAGAAAGTCCATGCTATCAGTTAAGAAAAGTATGTATTGACATTATTAAAGGTCATAAAGATGATGATGCGGTATTTCCTTTGATATTTTCTCTTGATGAGGAAGATGATTGGCAAGATAGTAGCACATGGGTAAAAGCAAATCCATCTTTAAACGTGACTACTGGAATGGGATATTTGCAAGACCAGTACACAAAAGCTATAAATGAAGGTGCAGCAAAGCAAATTGGCTTTATGACTAAAAATTTAAACTTTTGGACGAATACTCACGCAACATGGATTAATGAAAACGCATGGAATGAATGTGAATTAAAGGTAAGTGAAGACTTTTTTAAAGACAGACCTTGTTTTGGTGGCTTAGATTTGGCACAAACTATAGATATAAGTGCATTTTGTCTGTTTTTTCCTGAATATAACGGTAAACAAGCCTATTTATTGTGGTTTTATTGGATACCAGAGGAAAATGTAAAAGAAAGGTCATTAAGGGATGGTGTTCCTTACATGGATTGGGCAAGAAATGGCAGTATTAGGGTTACGAATGGTAATATTGTAGATAATGATGTTATTATTAACGATATTTTCCTTATTTTCCAAAAATACCACATTAGAAGTCTTGCTTATGACCCATGGAGAGCAACACACGTTGTTATTAGTTTACAAGAACGTGGAGTAAATGTCAGACCTTTCCCACAATCGTTCCCAGAGATGAATACACCGATTTGTGAATTTGAAAAAATGATTACAGGTAAGAAAATATTTCATAATGGTGATCCAGTATCTAAGTGGATGCTGCAAAATGTGGCATTAATCATCAATTCTACTGGATTGGTTAAATTTGACAAAAGGAAGTCAAATGAGAAAATTGATGGTATGGTTGCTGCTGCAATGGCTATTGGTGAGGCTATTGACCCTAAAAACAAATTAAATCTTGATTTTAATTTGATAATTGGTTAAAAATATTTATTTGCACATTAATTTTATAATATTCATCTTTGTACTATGAATTTAGTAACGAAAATAGTAAATTACTTTAAACGTTCAAGAGTTAGCAATCTTGGCCCTGCAAAGGACTGGAAATTGTATCAAGAATTGTTTGGTTCTAATCAAAGAAGAGTATCTCACGAAACCTCATTATCAATACCTGCCTATTTTAGAGCGTTAACTATATTAAGCGAACAATTAGCCTCTCTCCCTTTCTCTATCTATGAAACAACTAATGATGGTAAGATTGTAGAAGCGGTAAATCACCCTATGTACAATCTTATCAAATTTAGACCATCAAAAAAATATGATACCTTTAGTTTTAGAGAGGCAATTGTTCGTCAAGTAGTTAATGGTTCAATGGTTCAAAAGTCTGGTAATGTATTGATTATACCGGAAAGAAATCAAGCTGGTAAAATACTTTCTTTAAATTTGGTAGATTCTCCTTGGGAGATGTATCAGATTAATGACGAATTTTTCTACAAAATAGAAAACCAAGAATCAATTTATTCATCTGATGAAGTATTACATATTAAAAGTTTCTCTGACAATGGTTATTGGGGCAAAAGTGTTATTGAGGCTGGTAGAACAACTTTATCAAGAGCATTACATGAGATTGATTACGGTAACGACATTTATGCAAAAGGTACTAATTTAAGTGGAACTGTTGAAACAGAGCATATTCTTAATGAGGATCAGTTAAATCTTGTTAAAAAACAATGGCAAGACAAACATGGTGGTGCTAACAACCAACAAAGTGTTGCTTTCTTACAAGCTGGATTTAAATTTAAACCTATTAGTGCTAAATTAGAGGCAGCAGATATTGATGCAAGAAAATTAACTATCGAGGATATTAGTAATTTAACGGGAGTGCCTGGTTTTCTTCTTATAGGACAAAACAATATATCTCAAACCAATATTGAAATATTAAACAGAATATTTGTACAATATACCCTTCGTGCTTGGACAAAAAGGATAGAAAATGAGTTTAACACAAAGTTATTCCCACAGAACGAATGGGGTAAATATAGTGTTAAGTTAGATTTAGATGAGTTGTACAGAGGTGATGTTATGGCAAGAGCGGAATATTATACTAAACTTTATAATATTAGAGCAATAGCACCTAATGAGATTAGAGCGTTAGAAAACTTTAATCCTTATGAAGGTGGTGACCAGTTTGGTTTACCGTTAGCATCTAATAGTCGTGAAGTTCCTGTTGGTGAACAAAAACCTCAAATTACAGAGTAATGCCGTATAAAAATTATCCTCAATCAGCAACTAATGCAGCAAAAAAGGCATTAAAGCATAAAGAAGAGAATGGTTCTAAGTGTGGAACATCCGTGGGCTGGTCAAGAGCAAGGCAGTTGTCAAGCAGACAGGCCCTTTCGGAGGATGAAGTGATAAAAACGTATAGTTTTTTAAGTCGTGCTAAAGTGTATGACCAAGGCAAATACTTTGATGAGAATGATAATGAAATATGCGGTTCAATTATGTATGACGCTTGGGGTGGGTCAACAATGTTACCTTGGGCGGAAAGGACGGCTAACAAAATAATGGAGGATAGGTCAAATAACAATAATATGGAAAGAAGATATTTTAATATTGAGTTTAAGAGCAATCCAGAGGAAAGAAAAATAATCGGAATAGCATCTTCCTTAAACAGATCCTATGATATGGGTAGTTTTGATGAGGAAATTGATATGGATGCTTTCAACGATGCTGATTTTTCGGAAGCTGCTGCTTTATTTAACCATGACCAAAACATTGTTCTTGGAAGGGTTAAAAATAATACTTTGATTATCAAAAGAGATGGGGATAAATTACAATACATTATTGATCCTCCAGATACTAACGCTGCCGAAGATGTAATAAAGTTAATCAATAGAGGTGATATATATCAATCCTCTTTTGCTTTTTCATTAAAGGAAAATGGAGATAGATGGGAAATGAAAGAAGGTAGAATGAAAAGAATTATTACAAGAATTGACAAAGTGTATGATGTTTCGCCAGTAACTTATCCAGCAAACCCTAACACTACTGTTGCTGCTCGTAGTATGGAAAATTATATTCAACAAACAGAAAATGCGGAATGCAATTTTTCAGAGTTTGTCGAATTTTTAAACAATCTTAAAAATTATTAAAATGTTAAAATCAGATGAATTAAAACAAGTGCGTTCCGCTAAAATAGAAGAAATGCGCACTTTGATTTCTGCCATCGAAACATTGGGAGCAAATGCTAACGATGAACAAAGACAGAAATTAACTAATCTTAGAAATGAGGTATCCAATATTGAAAATGATATTGAAAATCATTTAGTATTGGAGGCTGAAGTAAAGAGAAATGCTGAATTTACTGTTAGAACTAAAGAAACTCGTGTTTCTGAAGAATCGAAAGTAAAGAAGAATTATTCTTTTCTTAGAGCCGCATCTCTATTGGCTAACAACAAAAATCTTGATGGTCTTGAGGCAGAAATGCACCAAGAGGCTGAAAAAGAATTTAGGGCAGCAGGGATTTCTCCTTCTGGAAATTTATTTGTACCTAAAATGTATGTTGCCAGAGAGAAAAGAGATATGACTGCTGGTACAGCTACTGCTGGTGGTAATACCATTCCAACTGTATTAGGTGACCTTATTCCTTTCCTTGATCCTCGTTTGGCAGTTATTCAAGCAGGAGCAACTTTGTTAACTGGTTTGACTGGTAATTTGGATTTCCCTCGTAATGATGCTGCCGCTACTGCTACATGGGAAACAGAGAATTCTGCAAATGATGAAACATCACCAACTTTCGACAAAATCAGTATGTCACCTAATCGTTTAGGAGCATTTACTGATATTTCAAAGCAGTTGTTGGTTCAATCATCTATTGATGTAGAGAACTTTGTAAGAAACCGATTGGGTGAAGCAGTTAATCGTGCATTGGATTATGCTTTAATTAATGGGGATAATTCTACCCAACCATTTTACGGTATTTTAAATACTGCTGGTATTGGTAATGTTTCTATTGGTACTGATGGTGGGCCATTAACCTACAAGCACATTATTGACCTCGAAACTGAATTGGCAGTTGATAATGCTGATTTTGGTACTTTAGCTTATTTAACTACTCCTGGAGTAAGAGGATTTTTAAAGAACACTGAAAAAGCAAGTGGTACTGCACAGTTTGTTTGGATGGATGGTACTCCTCCAGTTGGTCAGCAAGGTTTAAGAGTTGATTTATTGAACGGTTACCGTGCATTTGTTTCAACTCAAGTTCCTTCTAACCTTACCAAAGGTGGTGGTACAAATTTACATTCTGTTATTTTTGGAAATTTCTCTGAATTGTTAATTGGACAATGGGCAGGTTTAGATGTCGTTATTGACCCTTACACATCTTCTAAAAATGCGTTAGTTACAATCGTAGTTAACTCATGGTGGGATGCTGCTGTAAGACACGCTGCTTCATTTGCTGCAATTAAGGATGCAGATATTACTGGCATATAAATAATAAAATAATGAAGAATATTTTAATTGGTTTGTTTGTTTTTGTCGCTATTGGTTTAACGGCATTTAAAAACGACCGTAGTAAAACTCTTGATGCTAATTATGATGATGCTTCAAGCACATTTTATAGCTATTCAGTAAGTGATACAATAACTAATACTGAAATTGATACCATTACTATTCCGGTAAGTTTATTGTCACCTTGGAGTGGTTATTGGTCTGTTGTTGCTACTAATTTAAGTGGTACCACTTATATTTTACCTACCGTATTACAAGCTGCAAGTTCTACAGATTATACCTCTGTAGCTACTATGGATACTTTAAATACAAATGGTTTAGTTCAATCTAATGAAGATGGATTGATTGGTGGTACTAAATATAGATTAGTATTAACTGGTGTTGGTACACAGTCAACTAAATATACTGCTTACTTTGTAGCTAAAAACGAATAATGAAGGTTAGATTTTTAAAATCACCATCTGGTTTACCGTATTCCCTTGGATATTTTCAGGGGGATACGGCTGAACTTAATGAAATTACAGCTAAAGAATTAATTGCTGCTGGAATAGCTGAATTAGTAATATTGACTAATACAGTTGAATCTGCCAAACCAATTATTGAAACTAAAATTAGCGATAAACCTAAAAAAGCAATTAAGCGATGAAACCTTGGAGAGTAACTGTTGACCAAACAAATGAATTATGGACATCTGCAGAGGTGAAAAATTATTTAAAAGTTGATGACTCAACAGATGACTCTCTTATTGCTGCAATGAATAAAGCTGCAAGGGCAGAAGTGGAATCAAGGCAAAATATTAGTACATTAAATAAAACAATTGTACAAAAATTAGAAAGATTTCCTTCTAGCTATAAAGTTGCTACTGATTACGAAAATGTTATTAAATGCTTAGTTTATCCTTTAGTTAGTGTAACATCTATAACATACTTAGACGAAAATGGGGTTAGCCAAGTGCTATCCCCATCTTTGTATGAAGTGGATACTTATAGGGGTATTATTGCAGAGGCTGTTGATCAAGATTTCCCGGATACCTATTTATCTTTAAATGATGTTACCATTACCTATGTTGCAGGTTTTGGAACTACAGCAACAGATTGTCCAGCCGATATTAGAATAGCAGTTTTAAAATTAATTGCGGCAATGTACGACAATCGTACTAATGGTATCCAAAGATTACCTACTGCTGCTGATATTATACTAAATCGTTATAAATATGATTGGGTATAATAAAAATGAAAATATTGGAAAATTAAGAGAACGGGTTGTATTACAAAATCTTGTAATAAATCAATCCGATTCAGGTTTTATGTCTGAAGTATGGCAAAATATAAATACTTATTGGACATCTGTAAATTATAAAAGTGGTTTTGAAGAAGAGGAGGCTGATAGAATTGTATCAGAACAAACTATTCTTTTTACTCTTAGA